GTTGCAAAAACGGGTCAAATAGGCGATATCGTATCCCCATCACAGAATCACAGAATCTGAGACCAAATAGAATAAATCAGCAGCACCACAAGAGGAAAAACGACACCGAGCAGGAAAAGCACTCCGAGTAGTTTAGCAATTATTTTTAGCATTTATATACTCCTTTTATTTACGATAGTGCATACTTCTATTTATCATCTTAGCTTATCGGAGTGCATACGTCAAGTCCTACTTCACTGCTCTAAACTCGCTAGCCGCGCTCACGCTTGGCTGCGCTTGGTGTCACTCAGGCCCATTACATCAAGAGAGTAATGGGCCTGAGATGCCCCCAAGCCTTTGCTTGGGGGCGAAGCTAATCAGAATTTACCATCATTTTTTAGGTGAGTAAATCCACCGGAATTTACTCCGCCAAAAAGCCATCTATACCAATCAGAATTAGTAACGGCTTTTTTGACGTCACCGGAAGCAGACGAAAGCCAAGAAGAAATGGAATCAAAGAGAGACTTGCCGGAGGAACCAAGACCGGCAGAACCTTCATCACCGGAAACCATTTTCAAAAGCTCACGAGCGAATCCCCAAGGACCGTTGGGATTCGCTATGTTCTGATCCGTTGCATACTTACTCGCAGCATACGACATATTGGCGCCGTACTTAGAAGCATCGGCGCCGATCTGGGCGACGAGCTTCTCCATAGCGGTGTACTTATCTGCAACAGCCTCTTGCGTCCGAGCGTTAACGTTAGCGGTCTGAAGCTGGGTCTGCGCCGAAAGTACCGATCCAAGCATTTGAACAAGAGCAGCATTAGCGGAAGTATCAACCTCACCTTTAGCTCCGGCAGAGGTCACGCCGGAAGCGGTAGCACCGGAGGTAACGGCAGCGCCGTTACCTCCCATAGCACTAAGCACCGGATTAAGGCCAGCGGCCTTAAGATCGCGAATCTCGCGTTGGTGAGCAGTATTACTCATGTATTCCTGCCAAGAACGGCTTTTAGCGGCTTCCTGAGCGTTGAATTGCATAGCCAAGGCATTTTGCCTCTCCTGCCAGTCGCGTTGCTCAGAAGCCATCTGAGCGCTTTTAGCGGTATTTTCTGATGCAGTCCTCGTAATGCGAGAAAGAGCAGAATCCAAATTCCCGACAGCAGGCACGCTCTGAACCTGAGCAGCATCCTTACCAGTAGTCATTAGATCACCTCTCAATGATGATCAATCAGACCGGGGATAGAATACATCGGCATCGGACGGGTAGTCCGGTTCTTGATGTAGATATCCGCGAAGAGCTGATTGCTGACAGCGGACGTGACAGCAAGCACACGATCAACGTTCGTCTTATCCTCGCGAATCCACGAATCCGAAAGCATAGGAAGAGCGGAATAGTCATCAGCCAAATGCCAAACATCAAGAGACTGCGCGTACTGAGAACGCATCTCACCGGTTACACGAGAGGGCTTATAACGGTAATCAGCCCACGCTTCCTGATAACCAAAAACCTGATCATCGATGACAGCACCGGCAGTATCCTTAACGCCGGGGCCTTGGGCAAAAATCTCCTTGTTCTTCACAGCCTGTTCGCCGATATTGGCGAAAACAGGCCAATAGTAGTCAAAGCGATCCTTACGAGACCAGAAACGTTCAAGACCCTGCTGATAAGTGTGATCGTAGCGAGCGACCATAACGCCAATAACAAAGCCATGCTCTGTGAAAGACTTAGTGAAATCGGAATGTGTATCCGTAGTGACAGACATACCGGTGACAGTACCTTGTGCAGTCTCACCGGCAGCAGTACCGGACTGCTGCACAACCTGATTGATATTGATGGGGACACGGTTACCGCCGAGATATTCGGGACGCTGGAGGCGGGCATCGGGAGAAGTCACGCCGAAATGAGACTTAAGAATCTCGATATAACGGGAACCACCGCGGGCGTCTTTCTCATAGAGCTTCTGAATCTGGAACGCCATACGCAGCTGATTGATGGAAGCACCGAGACCACCAGAAGAAACAGCATAGAGGTTAACAGGATCAAAACCGGGTTTTTCAGCAGAACCACCATAACCAGTAAGACCAGCATAATTAGAACCAGCAACAACAGGTGAAAAAGCCAGAGAATCATAAATATTAACCGGCCGATTACCAGCAGCAGGAAAAGAAACGTTCGAAACACCAGTCAAAACATATCCACCGGGGTCATGAGGCTGTTCACGAGTAACGACAGGATACTCGCCGGACGTAGCCGAAGGAATCAAAACATCCGGACCTTTCTGCGGAGACGGCAAACAACTGGTAAAATAATCGTGATACTTAGCAGCCTTATAGGGGAGACCGCCTTTCGCAACATCGGTAACAAACGTGCCGGAATTCACGCCGGCTACAGTAGCATCATCGACGGGAACAACGAGCGGGTCAGATAAGTTTTCATCGCGAAACCACTCATTCATCACCAGGGCATAAGCTCGGAAGGGAAGAGCACTAACGGAAAGATTAGGAACGCCGGTAGGCACACCGAGATAATCGGCAATAGTTCCAACAGACCATCCAGCATCAGCAGGAGCAGTAATTTGAGGAATTTCGTACTCAGTCTGAGGAATCCACGCAGATTCCGTATTCTCACCATTGAACTGCTTCCAATGAGACCAAGTAAGCCGGTTCGGTACGAAAAAGAAATACGTATCGAGATAGATATTATCCATGACCGGAGTAAGCAGCGTCTGCAGGCGCACAACCTTGGATGTGTCCACGTTGAACGTATCTCCCGGTAATACTTCGTCAAGGAAAAAAGGTACAATGTCACCAACGTTAAACGAAGTCTTAAGAGAATGCGAACGGTCAAACGTCGACCGCCTAATATCAATGTTTGTGGGATTAAGTGCGAAATGAGATTCAACATTACGATTCATTCCGTAACCTCCTTTTTCGGCTCAACAGCCGGTTTTTCCTCCTGGGACTGGTCGGGCTCTCGCTCGGGCTTGATTCCGAGCTTGTCGAGGAAATCAGGCTTGTCCATGCCAGCCATAAACTCAGCAAAGTTATGGTTAAACTTTGCACGAATATCGACCGGAAGAGAATTGAAAAAGCTCTGACCTTCATTGACCCTGTTCAGGAGCTCCGCATAAGAAGTAGGCATATTGGTAAAATCACCATAAGCGCCTTGGACACGCGAAAGCGCGTCAACGTCGCCATTCTGAAATCGAGCTAGAATCACGTGGATATCGACGGCTTCGGCGTGGGATTGAATGAAATCGTAAAGGTCTTCTTTGCCAGATTCAACGAGATCCATAACTCCATTCTCATCAAATTTAGGCTGATAGAGAATCCTTTCGCGCTGACCTCCATTTGAAATGAAGCGAGTTCGCGGACGATACTGAGTAGAGAATCCAAGCTTTTCATCATACATAATTACACATCCTTTCTCTGGATGGACGTACCATCCAAAATAACCTCAGGGAGCTGATGCGAGATCGTACCAGTCTCATTATCAAACTCACCGATCTTACAGAGGGCATAATCCTCAATGTGGGAAAACAGAAGGCTTTCCTTCTGCATACAAGCATGAGCGAAATTCCGCATGGCAGAAGAATCGTTCTGATCTACCGTAGGCGGAAGAAAGCCCGTGCGGGCATCGCGGATAGAATAAACACCATATTTCATTTCAAAACCTCACATTCTTCACAGGTTAAATCAGGATCGTCCTCATAAGGACAATCGTAATCAGGATAATCAAACAGACACTTCACAGTCGAATACCTCCACGGAAAACAGTCGGATTGATGTTGATCTTCTTGGACTTCGCAGCAGTACGACGAAAGACCTTCTTGTCTTTCTTGGGACGCATTTTCTTACGCATTAGATACAACTCCTTTTCAATGATTTTATTCGGGCCAGCTGGTTACGTTCTTCAACGGCAAGCTGGTCTAAATAACTAAGTGTGGTTTTCTGTAATTTCGCTTTCTGAGCTTCAGCTGCCATCTTCTGACGAACAGCTTTAAGCTTGGCAGATTCTTCCGGAGAATCGAGATCAAACAACTTGTCATAATACTTCGGAGGTCGAAACTTCCTTCCTCCTTTCTCAGTCGAAATATTTATGAACTCATGTTCATATAGATCAGGGTGATCCTCGTAATATTGCCTGGCAATGCCAGGCTTACGAGACATAAGCGAAAACTCAGGGACAATATTAAAATTCTCGTAGAACTCAGCTTCAGGGCCGGAGAGCTTCTTCATGACATACCGGGCGGTATAAGCACAAGTCTCCCAGGTCACAGGAGCTACAACAGCAAAGCCATTCGGCCAAACTTCTTGCAGAGACGCAGAATTAAAGTATTGAAAACCTTGAGCAGATCGCTTATAGGGAACAAGATCATCAAGCTCCAATCCAAAAATGATTGCATGATAATGCGGGCGAAACGTCAGAGAACCATACTCGCCAGAAGCAAAAAAGCGAATACCTTCACCAAACTTTTTTCGGAGACGTTTCATGAAAAGCTGAAAATCACGCTTCACAAGGGACATACTCGGCAGGGCCTCGCCAGTCTCCGGATCGGAATAGTAATGAATCGGAACATGAGAATCATCGTAAGTGAGAGTTACAAAGTAACTGGACTTATGATATTCAAGCTCCAACATACATCGGTTGGCCCATTCACGGGAACGCTGGAGACGACAGCCGGAACATTTACCGCAGGGAATCTCGATAAACTCGGTAACATCACCGGGACGACCATAAGCAGGATGCGTACAACAAGCAAAACCTTCACCAGAACGTTCAAGATGGTCTACCTCATAACACGTCACCTTGAGCAACCGTTTGCCGTCTTTTTCACCTAAGACAAAGGCTTTAAGCGGATGATAACATGGCAAGAAATCACCTTCTTTGTATGGGGATATCGTACCCCCATACATTTTCAGAAATTTCAAAAATTTTCGCAGAAATAGCAGGCGCTTCGGGAATCGGCGCGAAAAATTGGGTAGACGGAAGGGTAGATCCGACGCTTTTAGCACTCTTAGAGTGAGAGTGCTAAAATTCATACTCCGTTCACACAAATGCGTATCTTTGGACACAATTCCGGGGTAGACTTTGAGTCAAGAAAAGCAAAGGAAGGCAAGCTCCCGAGGCTTTCCAAATCTCGAATTTTCGGAGGTATTCATT